CGCCTGTCCGGAATGCACGGCGGCGGCAGAAATTAATGCCCAACAATAGCGTCATCCTGGCTGACCCGCCGTGGAGTTGGAAATCATGGGGAAAAAAAGGAAACGGCAAAAGTGCATCGAACCATTATGACCTCATGGAACAGGACGATCTTTATCGTCTTCCTTTGTCTGATGTTGCCGCCGATGATTGTGTTCTATTTATGTGGAGCATTTCTTCAATGCTGCCAGACGCTCTTCTGCTTATTGATGCTTGGGGATTCACATACAAGACGGTCGGCTTCATCTGGGTTAAAACGAATCCTAAAGCCGCTTCTCTCTTTATGGGACTAGGTTATCACACCCGTCAAAATGCGGAGCTATGTCTCCTGGCAACCAGGGGCAAGCCGAAGCGGTTATCTGGTGGTGTGCATCAGATCATCATGTCACCCAGACGGGAGCATAGCCGCAAGCCTGATGAAATCTATGAACGTATCGAAGAGCTATATTCGGGCCCGTACCTGGAGATATTCAGCCGCACGGATCGTGAGGGATGGGATGCCTGGGGCTATGAAGCTGGACGGTGGTCGGCATGACTTGTCCGGTTATATCGTTATCTCCCAGCGAGATTTTACAAGCTTCAATGATGGGCGTGATGCGCCAGGTTCAGAACCTCAAAGCCAGACGCAATGATGCCTACGGAGCGCAAACCCAGAATGGTTGGCAGATGCATGTCGAGGGTGCTTTGGGAGAAATGGCCCTGGCGAAGTATCTTGACGTTTATTTGGGCGGAACCGGCACATTGAGGGCAGCGGATGTCGGTGACTGTGATGTTCGCACTACTTCCGGACCAAATAATCGATTGATCCTCCATCCCAATGACCCAGATGACCGGGTGTTTTGGCTGCTCACCGGTCAAAACGGCAAATATACGGTGCGCGGCAATATTCTTGGAGCGGAAGGCAAGAAACAACAATTTTGGAAAGACCCAGCCGGTGGTCGGCCAGCATACTTTGTGCCGCAATCGGAGTTAAATCTATGAGCGTCAAGGTCATGGGTAAGGTCTGGGAGCATTCCAAGGCCAAGGGAACGGCACGGCTGGTGCTTCTGGCTATCGCTGATCACTGCAATCCGACCGGCGTGGCATGGCCGTCACTGTCGAGGCTGGCCCAGTATGTAAATGTTGACCGGCGCAACGTCATAGCGGCCATTAATAAGCTGGTCGAAATAGGTGAACTTGAACGGGTTCAGAAGGGCCATACCGGTAAGGCAACGACCTATAGAATTGTCCTGACTAGTGATGCTACCGTCACTAGTGATGCTACCGTCACTAGTGATGCCAGCATCACCCAGGTAGTGACTCCAGCATCACCCCAACCGTCATTGAACCGTCATATCTTATATAAGGGGAACGGTGATTTTGACGCATTCTGGAAACAATACCCGAAAAAGGTCGGCAAGGGTGCGGCACTGAAATCCTACCAGAAGGCACTACGCAAAACATCCCACGAAACCATCATGGCTGGGGTGGCTAAATACCATCCGGACCCAGACTACATTTGCAATCCGACAACGTGGCTCAATCAGGAAAGGTGGAGCGATGAACCAGATAGCTATCAGTCAACCGCCAACCGCACTGCAAATCGACAAACAGGTGGCGACATCGTTGACGCTGTCAGTCGGTTTGAAGGTCGAAGAACAGTTGACTAGTGACTTCGACTTCAAAGGCTACATCATCACCAACGATGTCAGTGATAAGAAGCTGAACGAAACCTATGAGGCCATACAAAGCACCATGACGCCAGCCGACGATTCAGTGATAGCCAGGGCCCTGGCGAAGCTAATGGCACTGACCGCCGGCAAGGCCAAGGACATCGATCTGACGCTGGAGTCCTACGTTCAGAAGTTACGCCAGTATCCAAAGGACGCCGTCATCGAAAGCCTCAACAAGCTGTCGGATGAAAACAAATGGTTCCCGTCCTGGTCAGAGATCAAGGACGATGTCGAGTTCCGTTGCAGACATAGAACCGGACTACTCAAGGCTATAGAAAGGAAGCAAAATGAGCGACAAATTACCAGACTTCGGCAAAGCGCATAACGCTCCGCCAAGCTTCTTCGGCCGGGTGCCATCAAGAGCCACATGGAATGTCAGACGGCCTGGAAAGCGTAACAAGAATAAAGGTCTAAGCTTCGGTGACTATCACATATTCAGCATTCTGTGCTGCTACGCCAACAACCAGGGCTTCACTTGGCCTAACAGCCAGACGATTGCAGAACTGGCCGGTATGAACAGACAGAACGTCACAAGGGCATTAGGCAGGGCTGAAAAGCTGGGCTACATAGAAAAGGTCAGCAAGTTCAGATCACATCCTAAATGGCGCCATGTAATGGGCACAGTATGGCGGATCATCTATGACGATCGGCTAGACCAGGAAGAACTCATCGACCGGATGAATGTAGAAGATCCAGCGCCGGTATTAGAAGAGGATCTGCCGACAGTTGATGAGGTCGAAGCCAGTAAACAGAACCCCGAAGAGGGGCAGATAGAACTAGTTGAGGGGGTTGTGGTGGCAAGGTGGTACAGTAGGGCAGCGGAGGCGGCGACGGGGCAGTTGAGGCTGGTGAATCCAAGGGCCGTGGAGCAAGCACATCGATGCCTGACTGAAGGATTGAGCGAGGACCAGATCAAGGTCAGAGCCCAGGCCGTGCTGGACAAGTGCAGACAAGAAAGGCAGAGCGCCCCGGAACACCTGGGCTTCCTTTTAAATTGACCGGAGCGTCACATCGCTATACGTTCCATAACCCCGTTGACGCCGGCCAATCGGGCCAGGAAAAAAAGGATTCCGCGCCATAGAAAAAAACGACCCTTTCCCCCCCCTATCCGCCGTGTGCGTAGGGGGGCCCTAACAAAAATATTTACGGATTTTTTCATGCCCCTGTTTTCGGAAATCAAAACTGCTCTCAATAAACTACCGGAGGAAAATAGATTGGATACGGCGATAGCCCTAGCGGCCCGAATGTTGGAATTACAGATGGCTTCGGATCAGTGCGTATCTTCTGGCTATGCCAGGAAGGTGCCGACCCGGGTTGGTGTGACCATCACCGAGATCATAGAGGGGGTTGCGAATGGGTCCGGTTGAGTTCATGCGGAGTTTGTCGGCTGACCCTGTGGTCAATCGGGTGATTCAGAAATTTGTCATCCGTAGCCGTGACGGCATGGACCGCTACGGCATTACGATGGAAGAGAACGAAGCATCGAAGATGGCGTGGGTTGAAGCCGCGCAGGAGGAATTGATGGACGCGATTTTGTATTTGGAACGGCTAAAAACGGAGATTAGAAATGGCTGAAAGATACGATTTGAAAGTTATGCGGAAAGGTAAGGACGGGAAAGATTACGGCACCAAGATCGGTGCGGCGTGGCCTTGGAAGTCTGGCAAGGATGGTTTCAACCTGACGTTTGATGCCTTGCCGATTGCACAACTACGCGATGACGGCACCTTGAGTTGTGATGTGATGATGGCGGAGCCGTACACTGAAAAAAAGTAACTGGGCGTGTTGCCGGTTCTGGTGACACGCCGATTGATCTGGATGACGAGATTCCGTTTTGACTGCCAGCATGGAATCGCGCCGCCGTGGCGGCAAGAAAAGCGCGGAACGCCTTAAGTGGGTTCCGAAGGGCGGCATATCTGATCCGGTTAAAGCCAATGCGGAGTTTGTTCGTTTATTGAATGGCCGGTGTTTCTGCAACCGTGTTTGCAAGTGCGGAAAACGTAGAGCGGTAACTACTGTGGTGACCGATTTCAAACAGATGGAGACCCGATATATCAGCCCTTTTGAATACGATGAATACATCGCTGATGGCTGGGATATTAACATCGATTTGGGTCACCATTCTGTTCATGCCTTGCTGGCGACACGGGTGATTGAATGAGCGGATCACCGCATCCTACCGGCCGCTTTGGCGGTGTGAAGAAACTGGAGGACCGGCTGCGCGGCCGAAGCGAGGTGATTGCTCATAACAAAGAGGGTATTGCCCAGACGTTGATTGACATCGCCAGGGCAAATTTAACCGATGTAATTGAGTGGAATGAAAATGGAGAGGTTAAGGTCAAGGCGTCCGATGACATCCCGGATTCAGTGGCCCAGGCTATTAAGAAACTAAGAGTGACAAGGAGCAAAGATGGTCAACCTACTCTTGAAATTGAAATGCATGATAAAGTCTCTGTCCTTAGAGTGCTGGCAAAGAGTGCTGGTCTTTTGGAGCCTGTTAAAGAGGAATCTTCTGCGCCTAGTGTCGTGGGCATTACGATGCACGGGCCAGAAGTTGTGTCAATGCGGAAAGAAGATCAAAGCGGATGAACCCGCTTGATTGTCCATGGTGCGGTAGCTGGACAAGGCCGGTCTTCCATAATTCAAAATACATCTGTGGAAGGTGTAGAAGGCCGGTGATGGATTGTTGTGATGGCGAAACAGCGCAACCCGATAGCGAAAAATTTGAGGACAAGCCAGTACCGGCAACGGGTAGTTCGGTCGAAAAAGCGGTATGACCGAAGAACCGCAAAACGCAAGTTTAAATCTCGACTTCAAAACGGCGCCGAATGTCTGGAAGTTTCTACGCGACGATAGTTTTGTGCGCGGCTTGATGGGGCCGGTCGGCAGTGGAAAGAGTTACGCCTGTGCGGCGGAGATCATGCTCCGCGCCGTCAAGCAAAAACCCAGCCCTAGAGATGGTATTCGCTATAGCCGGTTTGCCGTTGTCCGGAACTCGTATCCGATGTTGCGGACCACTACATTGAAGACCTGGATGGAACTGTTTCCGGAAAACATCTGGGGCCGTGCCCACTGGTCTCCGCCTATCACCCATCACATCAAACTGCCCAGCCGTGGTGACGCTCACGGTGTGGACTGTGAAGTGATTTTCCTGGCCCTGGATCAGCCCAAGGATGTACGGAAGCTGTTATCGCTGGAACTGACCGGAGCCTGGATTAACGAGGCCAGGGAACTGCCCAAGGCGATCATCGATGGACTGTCGCACCGTGTCGGCCGCTACCCTACCAAGGCCGATGGCGGCGCGTCCTGGAGAGGGATCTGGATGGACAGCAACCCTATGGATGATGATCACTGGTATTTCCGCCTTGCCGAAAACCGTGAGGCACCTGGCGGCAAGTTTGCATGGAAGTTCTTTCGCCAACCCGGCGGAGTGCTGGAAGTGTCGGCCGAAGAGCTACCGGACGAGCCGGAGTTCAACGGATTTACTAAGAGTGCTGGCCGCTGGTGGATGACATCGCCGAATGCAGAGAACTTACCCAACTTGCCGACCGGATATTATGACCAGTTGGTCGGCGGCAAGAACCTGGATTGGATCAGGTGCTACGCCAAAGGCGAATATACCTTTGTCCAGGAAGGTCGGCCGATTACGCCTGAGTATGATGACGAGGCCATGTCTGTCGATGGCCTGGAGTTCGATCAGAGCTTGCCGCTCCAGATCGGCCTGGATTTCGGCCTGACGCCGGCGGCGGTGTTTGGTCAGAAACATCCCAGCGGTCAGTGGCGGATCTTACATGAACTGGTGACCTTCGATATGGGTTTGGAGCGGTTCGGCAATCAGTTGAAAACGGAGATCGAAACCCTGTATCCGAAAGCAGAAGTGATGGTCTGGGGTGACCCGGCGGGTATGCAGCGTGACCAGATTTTTGAGGTGACCGCCTTCGATCATCTGAAGACCCTGGGCTTGCTGGCACGGCCGGCGGCAACCAACGATTGGAAGACCAGACGCGAAGCGATGGCCGCACCGATGATCCGATATTTAGAGAAACAGCCAGGGTTGCTGGTGGACAAGAAATGCCAGCGCACCCGTAAAGCCCTGGCCGGCGGCTATCACTTTTCCAGGGTTGCAATGGGTTCGGGTCAGGAACGGTTTCGGGATGTGCCCAACAAAAATGAGCATTCGCACGTTGGTGACGCTTACGGATATCTCGTTCTCCAGGGTGAGCATAAACGCATGACCAAGCGGCCGGTGAACTTTTCACAAATGCCGGTGGCAACTGCCGACTTCGATGTCTTTGCTCAGTGACATCGTTGCGCTGAACGATGCGGCGAAGCTGCAAGCCGATTACAAGCTGATCGACTTTGAACCGGCGCTGGTGCCGATGCTCAAGCCTAGAGGCACGGACGCCACGTTTTTTGAACATATTCCAAATTTTGAAACTATCCTTTCCGGATATGCCGCCCTGGGACCGGCCTATATGGGATGCTTTCAGGGCTATCCAATTTGTATGTTCGGGTGCATTCCGCTCTGGCCCGGTGTGGCCGAATGTTGGCTGATCACTGATGTCAGTCTACCGGATCACAAGCGTCCGTTTCATCGGGTAACCAAGCTGGTTTTAGACAGATTTATGTCAGAGTTACAGATTGTTCGCCTTCAAATCACGGTACATTCACAGAATTTTCTAGCTCACAAGTGGGCAAAGGTTCTCTATTTTAAAGATGAAGGGGTTTTGAAGAAGTTCGGCCCTGATGGTCACGATTTCATAATGATGGCGAGGACATAATGGGCGGATTGTTTTCAACTCCAAAAGCACCACCACCACCACCCGGACCAGATCCGGAGATGCTGAAGGCGCAGCGCGAACAGGAAGCACGGATCGAAGCCCGTGAGCAACAAAGCCAACGTGAAATTTCTGCCAGGAAACGGGCACGGCGTACCGGCGGCAATCGGGCTCTTCTGGCCCAGCGCGATAATCCCTTCCTGGGTGTTCCATCGCAGACCACCCTTGGGCCGGCGCCATACTCAAGAGGCGGGGCAGGAACCACCGGCTGATGAAATTTTCAGCCGAACAGATCAGCAAACGCTACAAGACGGCGTGGCAGAAAAAAGAGCAATGGCGTAATCTGTATGAGCAATGCTACCAGTACGCCTTGCCGCAACGTAATCTGTATGACGGCTACTGGGAAGGCGGAACCGGCGGCAGGGTAAAAAATCTCCAGGTGTTCGACTCGACAGCCGTCCACGGGGTACAGCGGTTTGCCAACCGTATCCAGGCAGGGTTGTTTCCACCGGACAAGGAATGGATGATTCTAGCTCCTGGTACGGAGATCCCGGAAGAGGCTCAAGACGAAGTCCGTGCCGGTCTGCAAAATTATACCGATAAGTTTTTCTCCATTATCCGCCAGACCAATTTCGATCTGGCTATGGGCGAGTTTCTTTTAGATTTATCGGTCGGCACCGGCATCATGTTGATCCAACCTGGTGATGATTTGCAACCGATACGCTTCCAGGCCATACCGCAAACCCTGGTGGCGTTGGAAGAAGGGCCGCAAGGCACGGTCGAAAACGTGTTCCGTAAAATGCGGATAGCGGCGGAGAACATCACCTTGACCTGGCCCGATGCGAAACTGCCTGACGTTCTCAAACGTCTGATCGAAGACAAGCCACAGGAAATGGTCAATCTGCAAGAGTCCACCATCCTGGATGTCAAGGACGGCGGATACGGCTATTACATCTGCTACAAGTCTGAAGATGACGATGAA